TTCCCCGGCGAAAGCAATCACCTCTACTACCGCACCATGCGGGCCATGGACTTAGGCAAGCCCAGTCTGTTCACCTACAACCTCCTGGAGGCCCAAACGCTGACCGAGGACCGGACGCTGACCTACAATTACCACGTCCGTGACACCTTGGCCCGCTGGGTCTTGACTGAGGCCACCGAGTCGCAGGTTGAGGCGGTGCTCACAGTGGACGATGGTGCATGGGAGCACGGGCTGGAGTTCCCCGGCCACGTGGCCCCGTCGGCCGCTTTCCGCGAGGTTATGCGGCGGCGCCCTAGGGGCCTTGCCAAGGGTGCCTGGGCTTATTACGGGCGCTACGCGGGCCGTTCCCAGCAGCGACCCGCCGGCCCTTGGCGCCTCAACGACGCCCACCCGCGCCCCTGGCGCGTGGAGGGCCTGGAGGTCCACGACGCCACCGGTGAGGCTGTGTTCGCGGCGCCGGACGGGTACTATGACGAGTGGGAGCGGACGGCCCAGGCTATCGTGGACCGCATCAATGTCATCGGGCGTCTCACCACCACACCGTCACCATCGCCCATGATCATCGAAGCGTCGGCTGTTGAGGTGGCGCCGGAGATGGCTGACGATGAAATGCCGTTCTAGACTCAACCGACACAGGAGATCAGCATGACCGACCCCAAGACACCCGCCACGCCGCTGGAGCGCTGGAATGGTATGGATGATGGCCTTCGCCAACACCACCACGTCCCTTCGGAGGCTGATCCCAATCAACGCTGGCGGCAGGAATTAAACCGACTCCCCATCATTCATCGTTCATCTCTTATATCGTATCTGGAGCATGGAAAACATCCAAATGCTTTTCTACATGCTCTACTCGCTTATGATAAGACGGCAACGCTGCTCAATTCTACCACAGACGATAAGATTAGTCTCGTCTGTGGTGCTTATGACGTGCTCTTACCTCTATTACCCCCTGGATCTTACGGTTCTTATGATACCGTCATGACGTGGTGCGCGCGTCATGGACTTGCAGGACGCCAGCATAAAGCAGGGGGGATGCCGACCTACAACGAGCTGGCGCGCGCCCTACGTTGCGCCATCGATATGACGCAGCACATCATGGCCCCCCTGTCCCCGGAGGACGACGCCCGCCTCAAGGCGGCGGAGGCCATTGCGGCGCGGGTGCCGTTCGACGATGTCAAAGACGGCGATGCCGGGTGGGCGCTGTGACCGCATTCCTGGTGATCGTGGTCGTCTTCTGGATGGGCATCCACAAATTCAACAAACGGAGATACTAGCATGGCACGAGTCGGAGCCTTCCACGGCAAGAAGAACATCTACCTGTGCGACTATTGCGGGCGTGGCCATGTGACGTTGGACGTGGACGAAGGTACTACGCCGATGTTCATGAAATGCCTGCATTGCGGCGGCAGGTGCGCAAGCCTCATGTATATGGCGCCGCAGCAATTGCTGGCGAAGGTTCCGCCGGCCGTGGAGTGGTATCACCCAAGCGACGAAGAACTGGCAACACTGTCGGAAGCAACACAGGATCATGTGCGAACGTTCGGTTTGATCTCGCGCGAATTGCCCCACCCTATCGAAGATAGCGCATCAAGCTGGGGCGGGTTTAAGTGAGCAAGGAACAACTCGACGCCGCCTCCGCCGCCTTGACCGCGCGCCTCCAGCCCTTCCGCCGGTTCCCCATAGGACGGACCATCTACGAGCGCGTCTGCGGCCTGGTCAAGGAGCACCGCGCCGAGTGCATAGCGCGGGGCATCCCCTACCCGGTTTGTACGGTGCTGGCCTTGGGACCGCCCCACAACTGGCTCCACGTCGTCCGCGCCGACTGCTCCCCCCTGGAAATCCAAAGCCTGGCGCGGCAGATCGTCTACGACTTCCCCACGATCACCGGCGCCGAGCTGGCGCGGGCGGTCTTGCGGGCGTTCCCGGAATACAGGGGGGATGTGGTGGTCAGCACGGAGCGCGTGGTGCGGCCCACGACTGGAGAGGAAGGCCCAAAATGACATGGCAAACCATGGAGACGGCGCCTTTGGATGGTACGCCCGTCGATCTTTGGATGGTGGGGCCACATAGCGGGACGGAAGGCTACCGCACGCCGGATGCTTATTGGGGGAAGGGCAAGGAATGGACCGGCGTCGGCGGGCAGCAGAACACTCGCGAGGTATATGGCTGGCATATCATCGATCCGCGCGGCAACGAATATAATGCCGGTCGTAACGTGGGTGATTGCCCCCTGTTCTGGCGGCTGCCACCTGTGCGCCCCGGCATGTCAGACGGAAAATCTATTTCTGTCGAGGACTGCATCAAGCAGTCGGCATATTTTCCGACGCGGCTTCATCTTGCGATTCCGCGCGGTAGTGACGCGGACCAACGGCTCCAGGCGGAGCTCTTGGCGCGCAAGATGCTTAGATTCGGAGGTAATGACTGGTTCGTGGAAAGCCTTGTCAATGAACCTCCGTATATGGAAATATCGCGCTATGTCTTGATCGCGGTGCGCTATGCAAACGAAGCGAGGATTAAATGATAGGAAGCCGCATAATATTCAAGGTTGATTCTCAAGTTCGTGATTACAACCACGATCATTTCGGTATTGCGGCAACAGATTTCTATGAAGGAACCATTGTTAGGTTCCATATTGAGCAAAATGAAAAGTCATACTGGCCGGTTGTTCGTCTCGACACCGGACAAGAAGTCATTGGACCAGGACCGTGGCCTTATCCGTGTTGAAAAAGAAACGGCCCCGGAAGCTTTCGCCTCCGAGGCCGTTGCGCAAGCACCATCCAGGGAGTTGGACGGTATTACGTGACCGGCCCGAAGTCCACCTCGCCCGTGACGCCGCCGGCCGCTAGGACCTGGACCTCGCCGGTGAAGTGCGCCGGCTGACCGTTCTCCATGTCCGCCGCGTCCACCAGGACGTCGACGTTGGTATCGCCCACGGTGAAGGGGCCGGTCAGCGTGGCCGACGTGCCGTCGGCGCTGGGGGTCAGGGTGGCAATGGCCGCGCCAAGAGTCCAGACGGGCGGAACCGAGAACGTAACCGGGTTGCCCTGGGCGTCTTTGACCACGACCGTGGCGGTGGCGGACGTGCTGTCCGTATGCAGTACGAGTTTCGACATTTTGCCTTCCTCTGGTCCGAACGCTAAGAAGCCGCTTGCTCCACGGGTTCGAGACCTGTGATTTCCGTGAAGGGCGTAGCAAAAGATGCTCCCGACCACAAGGCCGAGAGCGAAGGCTAGGAACACGCCGTTCATTGCTAGAACGGCGTGTTGCGCTGAATCCAGCTCGGCGCCTGCGCCTTCTTGGCGGCCTTGGCGTGCTTGACGAAGTTCACGTTGAAGTCCGAGAGCAGCGTCAGCACGTCGGTGATAAGCGGCTGGACCTCATTGGCCCCCTGGCCCGCGTTGATGGCGTCCTGCGCGGTCTGCTCGGCGTCGGCGATCTTCTTCTCGACCGCCGCGACCTGGGCAGGGGGGAGGCACCAGCCCGGCAGGGGGGTCACACCGCAAAGGCCGGAGTACACGGCTTCCGCATCGGCTACGGCGGTCTTGGCATCGTCCAAACCGTTCTGGAGGCTGCTGCCGCCGGTGGCACACGAGGCGCAAACCAGCGCCGTGGTGAACAGCAAGACGTGTTTGATCTTCATGGATATCTCCTGTGTCGGTGGGCAAGGTCGCCGCACCGGGCGCCACCCGCACCGTGCCTGGTGCAACGACGACACAGGGAACGTCGAAGGATGGCGGTGGCGCGGGTGGCAGCCGCTAAGGCGAGCCGGGCTGGCACCCTACGCCAAAGGTCAGGGGAAAGCTAGGGGCCGCGCTCAGATGCGAAGCGTATGCGTCAAGAGCAAGATGACGAAGACGACCACGATAAGACCGATGACGCTGACACCGCCATAACCGTAGCCGTAGCCATACGGGCGCCCGCCGTCCGGCCCGCCGCGCCAGCCCCCGGCGAAGGCGAGGATGAGAATGACGATGATGACGATTGCAAGAATAGACATGGGAGGCTCCTTTTGTCAGTGTACAGGCGGCTGTGCGTAGATAATTTGTGGCGCGGGTGGCGCCGCAGGAACTTTGCTGCTGAAATACGTCGCAGCAGCTATCCCCATCATCACCACAACGACCAGCACACCCCAAAACCGCTGTTGCCCAGCACTCATGCCGGTATTGGTCTGTTGCCATTTTTCAACGTCGCTTAGCCGCCCGATAAGCGAGGTCTTCAAGGCGCCGTATTTTCTCATCCGTCAACCGTGCATGTGCTTGAAAAAGATCCAGTACGTTTGGCGTCGGGTCGATACGGGGAGCCATTGCGATTATCTTTCCCTGTTACTTCCAGGAAAACTCCAACAGTTTCACCGCACCCGCGCCAACCAGCGCGGCAGAGACGACGTAAGCCAGAACCCTCCAGATAAAGGTCTCGGCCCGGCCGATGACGCGGTCGTAGTGTTCGTTTTTCTTTTCGATTGCGTCGAGGCGCTGGCCACACTTGTCGTTGTTGAGTGCCATGATCTGCGTCGCCGTGGACTGAACGGTTTGCGAAAGTCCAGACACCGCGCCGCGAAGGTCCGTGGCCAGCGTGTGCCACTCCTTGATGGCCTCGCGCGTTTCCGCCCGGTCCTCTGCCGCGCGGTCCTGCCCGGCCTCCAAACGGCCGAGCTGGCGCAGAACATCATCCCACCGGTCCTCGCCCGTGCGCTTTGTAGCCATCAAGCAACCTCTTAAGGCACGGGCGATAAAGATTTCTCTTGTGGTATTATGCGCCCTTAGGACCGCCACCGGACGGCGGTTGCGTAGAACCCACATCCTGTCCGAGCAAGGCCGTTTTGCAGATCGACAAGCAGTTCCATGCTCACACCGAAGCGGGCGTCGTCTGCACCTTATGCTCGGCCGACCACAGCCCCGCCGCCAGCGTACCGACCGACGCCACAATGGCTGGGGCATCGCCCGCACCGATCCACCCACGCCCGGCCGCGTAAGTCAGCGCCGTGGTCAGCAGATTGCGCAACACGCCCGTGATCATCGGAAACAGCCCTTGCCACGTGCTGGACTTCTGCTCGACCGACCATGCGCAAATGAGCAGCGTCGCCACACCCAGCAGCACGTCGTTGAGCACCGTGCCGGGTATCCACCCCTTGGCCACGACGAAGCCCAAAGCGGCGGAAAGTACGGTACGCAAGGAACCGGCAAGCACGGCAATGGTGGTGGGGCTCATGCCGCTTGGTGCAATTGTCGCGTTCATATCGCCTCCAGATCCTTGGTGAGCTGTGCAAGATCGAAACCGCTGGGCGCCTCCACGGCGCCGCTCACCCAATCGGGTGACAGGGGGGCATAGGCTTCATCCGCGTAGGTGGCCCAGAAGTCCCATGTCATCTGGAGCGGTATGCCCCAGGTCACGCACAGCGGTCCCACCTGGTTGTAGCCCAGCAGAGGCACGGCGTGGCCGCCCCAGCTGCCGGGGGCAGCGCGCCCGCTCAAGGGCGCCGGGGCGCTAAGGTCTACGTTCCACACCTCCTGCCCCTCGGCCGTCAAAGGCAGGGCCAGGCCCGCGTAGACGCTGCCAAACAGCCATATGGCGGTGCGGACCTCCCCCTGGTCCGCCGGCCGCACAGCCGCGTAGGCGCCCAGCTTGTGCCCCGCCATGCCGGTCTTGCGCCACCAGTTGAGTACGTCCAGCTCCACGGCGCCGTTGTCGGTGGCCGGGTCGCCGGGCTTGTAGCCGCCGCAGGCCTCGTAGGCGGCCAGCACGTCGGCGTCGCTGGGGACCGCCGGAGAACCGTGCTGGGCGGTCATGGCCATGATCGTATGGCCCACGGCGGCACAGGTACAGTCGCCCAGTTCATCGTTTAGCATCATGCCCCAGTACGCGCCCACGGCGGCGTTCCAGGTCACATAGCCGGGAGGTTGAGGCAACGCCTCGGCCTTCATGTAGGTGGCCATCTGAAGGGTGCGGTGGTCGATGCGCGGATCGCGTTTGCCGAGCTTCATTTCAATATTCTCCTCACGTCTTGATGATGTAGACGACCGTGATGTTCTTGGGGCGGGTTTCCTGCGCGCCGACGCTGGTTGTGTTCTCCGTGGACGGCGTGCCGCCGCCATGACCAGGACCGCTGTTGCCGCTGTTGTCGCCATAGAACGTGATGACGTGGTTGTGCGAAACCACGCTATCCAAAAGTACCTGACCAAGGTTCTGCGTGACCGGGTTGAGGCCACGCCCGGCGTCCAGGCCGCGCAGGAACAAGCCGCGATAATCCGGGACGTTGAAGGTCGTGGACCCGTCGCCGGCACCGTAGGCTGTCCCCAATAGCGCAAAGAGCGCAGCATAGGTCGTTCGCGAGATGGCCTGCCCGTTGCAGATCAACCATCCTGTCGGCGCAGCGGCAACCGCCGACGCAACAACCATTCCCACAGGAAGACTGAGCGATGCCTGGATCGCCGCGACCAATTGAGAGACCTTGGTCGTAATGTTGCCGTCGTCGAGACAATCTTGTGAGAGCGTGCTGGTAATGAACTGTCCAAGCGCGGCGGCCCAGGTGGTCGCCTGGCGCCACGCCTTGTTGGAGAGAGCGCTGCTGGCCGTGCCTGTGGTTGCACCGCTGGAGCGCGTGCTGTCCGCTACATACGCCACCTGACTCTCGACGTTGGCACCGCCCGCCGTGGCATAGGGAACGAAGTCGTTTGTCGACATGGAGGCCTCTAGTTATGGGCGATGATGGCGACGCCGCCGGGGCGCAGATCGAAGTAACCGTTCTGGTAGAGACCCAGTGTCAGATTGTCCGGTGTCGTTCCAACCAGCGTATACTCGATTGTCATATCCTGGTGGTCGGTGATCTCCAGATGAAATCCCAGTGGCGCGAACACCGGGTCCCATACTGCATAGGAGCCGGGAATCGTTCCATCCCACTCGTTCGCGGCGGCGGTGAATTGCAGCAAGGTCCGATATTGCTGGTCCGGCAGAACGACAATCGTACTGCCCCCGCCACCGGTTCCCCAGCTTCCCTGGTCCCAGCCTTGTCCGGCGGTATCCCATGAGAAATAGGCATTGCCGATGGCCTCGCGAAGCGTGCGGCTCTGACCAAGCCATTGGCCGCAAAAATCGAGTTGCTGGCCGACCGCCACATCCAGATCGAAGAGTCCAGGCAAGGACTGCGCTACCGCTTTAGCGTCGCAAAGGCCCTGGAGGATCACGCTCATGAACGCCACATATTGCGGCTGATTGCGGTGTTCTGATGTGATCCGAGCAAGGTAAGGACTGATGTCACCGGACATCACGTCACCGTAATCAGAACGTTGGTCGAGAGCGCCACCGCCGCTTCGTTGAACGGGATCGTAATGTCGGTCGTCCCGGTGGGGCTGGGTGCGGTGCCCACGGTCAAGGCGGTGATGTCGTAGGTCGCACTCGCCGCGTCCAGATCGGATTGCACCTTTCCGGTTGCGGTTGTCGCGGACGACCCCGCCAAATTGGCCGGCGACCATAGCCGATTATAGTAGACATCCTCACCAATGTTCAGGGTGGAAAGGTATGTGACCAAGGCCGAGGTGATGTCATCCACCGTGCTTGAGATGAACCCAGGCAGCGCGTGGATGGTCAAGCTGACGTAAATCTGAACCAACGCCAATTGATAGAAACTGATCGAAACCGCGCGCCCGTACTTGTCTGTCACCGTCTCGCTGGTCGAGCCGTAGGTTGGGACGCCCGGCGCCTTCTTGTTCAAGATGGTCTGCGCGATCTGTGTCAGGTCGCCGCCTTCCACGATCAACACAATGCTATGGGCGGGGACACCATTGGAATCGGTTGAGCCCGTAGCGTTGTCGTAGCCGTCCGCGCGCGACACGCCCGGCAGGTTGAGGACGGCACCCAGGATCGCGTCGAAAGGCGTCTCGGACGGCTGCGACGTGGAAAGTGCCTGCCGGCGCCGCAAATCGGCATCCGTCTCTATGGGGTTGCCTGGCGTGGCGCTGGCGGCGTTGGTGACCGACTGCCAGCCGCGCGTGGGCGTCAGGATCTGCGTCAGCGTTCCGGGCGCGGCTATTGTGGCGCCGGGCGCAGTGCAAGTGACCGTCACATCGATAGTGCCGGAGATCGGGACCGTCACCAAAGCCGGAAGCGTCCATCGGGTGTTCAGGCTTTGATCGTCACCAATCAAACCATTGATGATCTGCGTGCCCGCCGCAGCGATAATCGTGGCGTCCGCCTGGCTGTTGGTGGCAACCTGGCGCTGGAGCCCGTTTAGCTTGACATTGCTGGAGAGCGCTACCCCCTGCGCCTTGGCGGGCGAAAAAGAATAGTAGATCACGATAAGCGTATTGTTCGTGTCGTTTTGTGCCGACATGAAAATCGCTATCTGCTGGCAGTCCTGACTGTCCGGGGCGATATAGATATCCGACCCGAAAATAGATTGAAATGACGCATTTACGGAGCTGACCAGATCCGCGTAAGAAGGCGCGGTGATCCCGGTCGCGGTCACGGTCGGCGCCAGCGTGGGCAGAGGGAAGGTGGTCATAAGGAAGTCGTCACCGTTGTTTGTCCGTAGATGGTATTGACCATAGCCGTGACGCTGAGCGCGCGGCCGACAAGGGAGCTGGCGTAACTGATGATGGACTTGACCCCTTGCGTACCAAGGATGCGTGCGCGGATAGCGGCATCGCGCTGCGTAGCGGTGGTCTTGCCGAGGATCTGCGTGCTGTATGGCGTACCTTCGGTCACGTCCAGAAACCATTCACCCTGGAGAAGCTTCAAGCGTGTGATGATAGCTTGCCCCACCGCATCCGGCGAATTGACCAGGAAGTCAGCAGAGCCCTGACCAAACGTGTAGTCGCCGGTGGGTGAAAGCTTGCGGTACCTCATACAGGCGGTCCCGTGTCGCCGCTGCCCGTGGTAACGCCGCTGTGGACATGCGTCTTGATGTTCACACCTTCTCCAAGGATATCGCCGGTCGCATTGATCCCACCCGGCGTCGCGATGTTCCCACTGGAGTCTATGGTGACGCCGTTCAAGTTGATTCCCCCTGGCGCCACAACATTGCAGATGTGACCAGACGCGAGTTCTACATACGCCTCACCATCATCGCTTCGAAGCTGCACAGTCGTTGTGCTAATCCCTGAGAGCACGCGAGGCTTTGAGCGAACGCCCACTCGGCAGATGCCATCCGAAAGGTCATGGACTCGGTAGCGCCCCATAGGCTGCACGCCGCCGTTCTGCCACCAGGCGTCGATGGTGGCCTTGCTGAACTCAACGACACACTCGTCCCCCTGTTCTACGGGGAAGGTGAGCGTGAAGCCGCCGCCGCTGGGGAACTCGACCGGGCATTTCGGCAGGAGCGTAATCGCAACATCCGACCAGGAACCGTCAACGATATTTTGAATTTGACCCATAATCGAGATCTGCACGTCGGCGGTTTGATCTTCCGGGTAGAAGGTTTCAATGATGCCGGGGATAGATGTCCAAAGACGTGCTTGTAATGCATCAAGCGCCGTAAGAAGCATCTCTTGAAAATCGCCTTCGCGCTCTCTCTGATCCATCAGCCCGCAGCCTTCACTGAATTCTGGATTGATGAAGAAGGATCAATCGATAACGCGATCATATGCGTATACCAGGGCTCGTTGCGCGTATCACCTTGGTGTTCCGCTACAAGCACACGATACAGACCATCAGCAGACGTCGGCGGAGGAAAATTAAATGCTCTATAACCCGGATCGAATCCCTGTTTTACCACATCCGCGTTATTTATCTTTAGCGCGCACCCGATTTGAATTTTTGGGTTGAGGAGTGCATCAACAACCAAACCGTCTTGTGTTTGCTGCGGCATACCGATCAATCCGGTTTGTGAATTCAGAACGACCGCTTCTCCAGGGAGATAGGCCGTATTTGGGATCAAAACTAGCTGCCCCTTGCCATTAACGCTCCAGCGCCAACCTGAAGGCAGAATAGCTGCTCTAAGATAATCTCTAGCCATTCCGAATAAGACAACCCCGCGCAAGTTCTGTGTCACGGCGCCAAATTGAAATGGGTCATATACCGTTAATTTTGCAGAATCGGCGAGAGCTTTAATTTGATCAGCCTGGGTTGTACCGGCTGCAAGGCTTTTGTTTATAGTGGCGGAATTATATGGATCATCTCCCTCACCTGCATTAATCTCCAGATAGGTCTCTGTGGGTGTTTCTCGATTGATACGGATTGAAGGAACCACATCCTTGCCGCGAAACACACGACGTACCGTGCCATCAAAGATCACACCGTAGGGCCCGTTCTCGTAGCCCGCCTGAAGCGTTATGCGTGTAAATTCCTTCTGAATCTGTTGCGCAGTCTGATCGCTCAGATTGTAAATCTTGACGTTGGCATTATTAGGTGATTGACAATCAGATTGATTAACCTTGAAAACGCAACGGAACTCCGAAAGCTCCAACGCCGTTCCGGCATTCGAAACCACCAGGCTGAATTTGCGCAGGTACTGTGTCGTCATGGCGAGATCAAATAGAACAGATGACTATTGACGCCCAAATTGTCGAAGGTCGGCACTGCGTCAACGTCATGATCGGTCTCGACGATCAATTGCCCTACGATCCCCAGATACGCGTATTGCGCCAAGAGATCGCAGCCCGTCACCAGCGGCTCACCACCAAGGATCAGATTCTGGTTGACGTCGTAGATGTCCAGCACCCAACCACCGGAGTAGGGGTCGTTGTTCCACTTGAAAACCAATTGATACGTTATCCCGGATAGCGTGATGAAAAACTTCTGCTGGTTAGGGGACAGGGGGATCTCGAAAACACTCATTGCGGCCCACCCGTCGGGTTATAGGTAGGCGCCCCCTGTAACTGCTGGGTGCCGTTGTCCGTGACGCCGCCGGTGTCCTGCGGGCTGCTTTGGTTCTGGGTCGGCGGGACCGATGTCACTTGGGTCTGTGCAAGGATGACTTGCTGAAGCGTGAAAGTGACAACCAGCGCGTACTCGCTATCCTCGTTCGTGATCTGACGCAACTCACGCATCAGCATATTGGAATAGAGACGCTTGCCGGTTTGGACTTCAAAGGGCTCGCGACTCACCTGAAGGTCGAGCAGGTCCTGGTAGGTGTTCGCCGTGAAGTTTGGATCGCCGTCCGCTTGAGCGCTACTGTTGCTCCAGGCAGCTTTGAGGATGATCGTTGCGGGAAGCTTGTAGGAGTGATCCGTTATTGTCGCGCCCTGTTCGACAGGCTGGCGTGTGATCTCCAGTTCGTCGGTCGCATCTTCCTCGATGGTGACGTCAGCGGTAAAGCCGCCTACGCTTCGCATGACCGCCGGATCGCTCATCGCGCCGCGCCTTTAAGTTTGCGCAGGAGGTCGCCGTTATTCTGCTTTTGAGTTTTGCTTACTTCTTTTGCAGCTTCATGTGGGTTTGAGGAACCATGGATCGTTGTAGTGTTTGTTTGATGTACTGTAACTTCGTTATATAATTCGCGTGCTAGTTTACCGCGGAGCATCGCGCCATTTATTGCGGGGCGCTCATATGCATTTGAGATTATAGCACCGGCTTCTCCTGGATCATCGACGTAGGCTAGTGATTTCCCGACCCATTGAAACGCTCCTTTAGTTAGCTCATATTGGACAAATGCCAGTTGCTCAGCCACCGTGGATTTTTGTATATTATGACCAAATAGCTTTTTAAACTGCGCTTGCCGGTCTCCGTTCCACTGCGCAATACCAAATGCAGTTCCATGATCTTCTGGGACCGAAAGCAAGCCGCTTTCTTGGAGCAAATTAGCTACAATGCCGCTTGCTTGCGCTCTTGACCAGCCGACCTTTTTAAAAAATGCCATGGCGAGAGCGGTACGATGTTCCCGATCTTCCTGTTTATTCTCCTGCTCATCCCAGGCTGAATCCATCTCCGGCACGCGACCGTAAATCTCATTCCATTTCTCACGCCCAGCCACCCCGGAGATATTCCACGGTCCTCCTCCGTCATGACCTTTTGTCGGATAGCCAACACCGGCCATCGCATCCCAATACCAATCTTTTATTGTATCCCAACTGCCAAGAAACCCTGTCGGATCACTCTCAGGTTTTCCGAAGTAAGTATTGGCTTGGGTCACTAACTTATTCATCGAAGGTAGTAAATCTTGTTCTAATTTATCAGCAACCGCATTTATAGTAGTCTCCAGGTTGCGCCAATTATTCATAAACTCATGACTATCTCTAGCGAGTTTATTTTGATCAATCCCTAACTTCTTATAAAGATCGGCAACATGCTGAACATCTGCCCCAGGCCCGCGCATCAAAGCTAGAAGATCAGGATCGCTAGTATAAACGCCAAGCATCTCTGCATAGGATTTAGCTTGGAAAAAGGGCATCGAACGAAGCTTTTGCCCAAGTTGAGTGATAACTTGGACTCTATCTAACCACGCGCCAGTTTTAGGATCGCGTGTCATCACCCCCAAAGAATTCAATATACCTTCCGTCGCTGGATTGGAACGAATTGCGCTGGCAAGCCCCTCCAGCATGGTGCGAGCACCATCGGCAGTGCCTCCAAAATTAGATATAGCAAACTCGTAACCCTTGATGCCAGCGATAGAGGTTCCGATACGCTGAGTGGCCCAATAAAGATCTTCGAGACCAACAGCCATCTTGGCAGCAAAAGCTACTGTCGATGAACTTGCAATGATTGCCGTAGTGGCCACGCCACCAACGACCTTACTAACAAGCCCCATAGTTTTGGTGAATTGCGTAATCTTATTGGCGTCTATGTCGAAGCCAACACCAACAAGAAATTCTTTGATATATTCTCTTCCGCCGGAGGAGATGCCGCTCGATGACATAGTCAACCTTTCTTAGTCATGCGGCGATGATTTTCAAACTGGACATCAAGGGCTTCATTAGCAGACGCGATAAATTCAAGATCGACCGCACCGTTTAAAAGACTCTCCCCCTTGACACAACCCGCAAGCACCGGACTCCACAGCCAATCCTCACCGTTGCTCATGGTAAGCAAGGCTATAGTGGCGCCGCCGCCCCCGGAGCCTGCGGTTGCAGGGGGGCGCGAAAAAAATTTCCGAGGTTGTCCTGTATGACTTGCGCTGCAATCTGCACCATGGCCGAAAGATCGATATCGGGGTAAAATATTTGCCCGTTCGGTGTCATGATCATCTGCCAGCCGGCAGCCTCTTGCCGCTGTACCGTCTTAAGGCAGGCGTCAAGAATATAATCGCTATCCTCATCGGACATCGATCCAATAGCCCGCGCCAGCTCCGGAATCATCTGAACTCCAAAGTTGGTCTCTTCGGCCTCTGTTGACTTGTTCTGACTGATCTGGATCGCAGCTTGCGCCAAAGATCCGAACGTCTTCATAAGACGACGCGCAACATGAAATTGTTGTCGCGCTGACATCTTTGAATTTGTATAGATTTTTTCATTGACCGTAAATTGCATGTCCTACCCCGGAATAAATGAAAGAAGCTGCTTACATTGGATGGCGTGGAACACCCATTCGCGCATGGCCCCGTCCTTGGAATATGTCAGATCGGGGAACTTGCCGAAGGCCACCTGGCTTGCATTGATCAAATCGCCTCGCGCGAAGTCCGTGATCACCAGCGTATTCTGCCCCCAGTTGACGCTGGAGCCGCGCTGGAAGTTGTAGGCCAGGGCCAGGAAACCGTTGATAGGCGAAGTCAGGAGGAGGCGGACGGTAAGCTTGGCGCGGTTGCCGGCACGCAGCGTATGCATGCCAGAACCGTCGGCACCGCCGGTCATGAGGTCCTTGTCCTCTTCCATGGCGACAGTAATCCCTTCGTCAGCGACCGCCGCTTCCACGCCGATAGGGATTGCCGGAGCACCCGGCCCGCTCAAGACGGCCGCGACGTTCTCGAATGAATAGGTCTGGACCGCAAGGGCCATCGGGACTGTCTCCTTTGAGGTTTAGCGCTGGACGTAAACGGTAAAGTTGGCCGACTGCACGCCGCCCGCGAAGATGGCCGCAATTTGGATCGGGACCGACTTGCGCGCCTGCC